GACACAGTTCTTGACTCAGAATTTTCATTATCTGGTTCAGTATCTATGAATGGTTCAAATGCAAACCTTAGTGGTTTTGGAACACTCTTCACAACAGAACTTCGTGTAGGAGATATAGTTAAGGTAACAGGAGCAGGAGCTGGTGGTGCAGATTTAGTTGCAAAGGTAAATACAATTACCAACGATACTACAGTTGTTCTTGGAAGTAATTCTGCAACTGCTGTTACCACGGTGCCTGCAATCAGACAACGTGCTAAACTTGCAGACCAGACTAAAAATCTTCTTATTAGAAAATTAAGAAAAAATAATATTAAGACACTTAAAACAGATTCAAATGAAAATGTTTCAGTAACATCTGTTAAGGTGCGTAGACAGTTTGTTGTAAACTCAAACAGTTCTGGACAAGTGATTGTTACTGCTGCATCAAATGAAACCTTCGGTGCAAAATCAAACACGGACTTTGTATTGTCCATTCTTGATGCTGGTTCTGCGATTGGTGGAAGTTCAAACACTGCGGCTGTGGGTGATATTATCAACTTGGATGCAACCACCTCTCCAGCACAAACATTTGCGATTTCTGGTAATACTCTTACCATCACAAATCCAGAAGTCATAGGTAATAATGCAAAAGTAAAAGTTACAACAACAGTTACAAAAACACAAGCTTCAGAAATTGTTAAATCACCTCAACTTGCAGCTGCTATGGTTGTTGACAATACTGGTATTGCTGGTGGTAAAGCATATGGTACTTCTGCACATCACAAAGATATATCTCTTGGAGTTGCAGATGCATATAAACTTTGGGGCGTGTTTGACTCAGAGGATGCCTCTAATGAACCAGAATTACCTTCCATGACAACCACCAATGATAGTGGGTCATTTACCAGAGGAGAGATTATTACTGGTTCAACGAGTGGTGCAAGGGCCGTAGTTGTGCCTGGCACTAACACTAATTTTATCATCATTAATAATAAAAACTTTGTAACAAACGAAACAATTACAGGTCTTACATCTGGTGCAACTGCAACCAGTGATGTGATAAGTGAGGGTTCAAAGAATGTTACAAACAGATTTGTTCTTGACACTGGACAAAGAGACAACTTCTATGATATCGCAAGAATTACAAGGAAAGGTAATTCTGTTGAACCGACAGGTAAACTGTTAATTGTGTACAACTATTTCCAACATGGTTCTGGTGATTTTTCTACAGTTGACTCGTATGCCAGTGTAGATTATAAAGAGATACCAACTTATTCTGCAACAAGAGTTGACCCAGAACAAAGAGAACCGTCTGGTGAATTTGACCTAAGAAATGCAATTGACTTTAGACCAAGAGTTAAAGATACTAAGCCCGGCACTGCACATACCACAACACAAGGTATTTCTGGATTTAAAATGGCTGACACTGCATTCTCGTTTAACTTTAATTCACGTTCATTTGCAGGCACTGGTGCAAACAATACTTTAATACCAAAAGACAATTCAGATATTGCGTATGACTTTGAATTCTTTCTTGGTCGTGTGGACAGTTTATTCTTAACCTCTGAAGGAGAGTTTAAGGTTTCAAAGGGAACTCCTGCTGAAGACCCAGATATGCCGAAAACAATTGAAAACGCAATGAAGTTGGCAACCTTTACGTTCCCTGCTTATATGTTGGATATTGATGATGCAAAGATTACTAAGGAAGATAATCGCAGATATACAATGCGTGATATTGGTAAACTTGAACAACGTATTGAAAACGTAGAATACTATACCGCATTGAATCTACTAGAGGTAGAAGCTCAGTCACTAGAAGTTGTTGATAGTAATGGTCTAAACAGATTTAAATCTGGTTTCCTTGTAGATAATTTTAAAGGACACTCAACAGGAGATGTCCAACATCCAGACTACAGAGTTTCTATGGACATGGAAATGGGCGAACTTCGTCCTATGTATAAAATGAAAGGTGTTACTCTTCTTGAGGAGAATACCACAGACGCACAAAGAACGAATGACAATTATCAAAAAACAGGTGATATGGTCACTCTCCCCTACACACATACCGTTGCAGTTCAACAACCGTATGCTACAAGAATTGAAAATCTGAATCCTGTTCTAAACTTTACTTGGACAGGTATCTGTAAACTTTCTCCATCTGGTGATGAGTGGTTTGAAACAGAAAGAGCTCCTGCATTGATTATTAATCGTGAGGGTAACTTTGATACGGTGTTTAACGCAAACAGAAATGCAATCGGTACAGTGTGGAATGCATGGCAAACTCAATGGTCTGGCACGACCACTCAAATAGGCCCTGCTCGTAGAGAACACACTTTTGCTAATTTTGTACCAGGCCGAGGTAGAAGAGTACTGCAAAGAGTTACATCTACTAGAACAACTAGACAAACTAGACAAGGTGTTAATACACAGGTTGTTCCTCGTATTGATAGAGAGTCACAGGGTGATAGAGTAGTATCAAGAGCTCTCATTCCATTTATTCGTGCAAGAAATGTTTCATTCTCTGTAACAGGTATGAAACCTTTGATGAGAGTTTATCCATTCTTCGATAAACAAAATGTCACTGCATTTGTTACACCCACTGGTGGTTCATTGGGTGGAAACCTAGTGACATCTGCTAGTGGTGCGGTGTCTGGTGTATTCAGAATTCCAAATCCAAATAGAAGAGGAAATCCAAGGTTTAGAACTGGTGAGAGAGTATTCAGACTTACAACGTCTGCTACAAATACAACAGACCCAGAACCAGAATCATTTGCACAAGCAACATATTCTGCAACTGGTATCTTAACAACCATTCAAGAGACAATCATTGCAACCAGAAATGCAGACGTTATTAGAACATCTGTTAGAGACAATAGAGTAACAACCCAGACCAGTACTAGAGATTTGGTAGTTGGATGGTGGGACCCTCTTGCACAGTCAGTTATGCCACAGGCTGAGGGTGGTGAATATCTTACTAAAATCGACACTTTCTTTGGTGGGAAAGACGAAAATATTTCTGTGACTTGTCAAATTCGTGAAATGCAAAACGGTTACCCAACTACAAGAGTTCTACCTTTTGGTTCTAAAACTCTTGAACCATCACAGGTCAACGTATCAAACGATGCAACAGCGGTCACCACTTTTGTATTCGACTCACCTGTCTATGTAAGAAACGGTGTTGAGGTTGCGATTGTTCTACAAACAGACTCAGACAAATACTTTGCATGGATTTCTAGAATGGGTGAAAGAGATGTTGGTGGTTCTCGTATGGTTTCTGAACAGCCTTACTTGGGTGTTCTTTTCAAATCACAGAATAACTCTACTTGGACTGCATATGACTTTGAAGACTTAAAGTTTACACTTTATCGTGCGTCATTTAATACAGGGGTAACTGGAAAACTAACTCTTGTAAACGATGTTGTTGAAACAAAAACACTAGAAACTGACCCACTACAATTCTTTGCATCCTCTACTAATGTAAAGGTTACACATCGTGACCACCATATGTATGATGTGGATAGTAATGTTACTATTACAGGTGTGAAAAATACATCTGAAACTGCACTACTAAATGGTGCGATTAGTAATAGTGCCACATCAATTAATCTGGACACAGTTATACCAAGTAGTGGAACTAGTTTCCCAACATCTGGAACAGCGTTTATCAAGATTGGTGATGAAATCATATCTGGAACAATTTCTGGAAGTGGTGGGTCAAGAGCTCTTGCATCTGCAACAAGAGGTGTAGATGGTACGACTGCTGCAGCTCACGCTGATAACTCTGCGGTTGAACTATACATGATTAATTCAATACCTCTCACAGAGATTAACAGAACTCACACAACACTTTCAAATATTGGAATTGACTCATATGTTATTACCACGACTACACAGTCAAATGCTGCGAGTGTGTCTGGTGGTAGTGATGTTGTTGCAACAGAAAATGCAATGATGGATGGTATGCAAACACTTGTTCCAGTGGTAGAACATCCAGATACACAAATTATCGCACAACTTCGTGCAACAACTGGTACATCACCAAGTGGTACGCAATCTTCGTATAGCACATCTGCACTTAACACACAGAATGCAGAGACAATTACTCTTGGGGAAAACTTCTTCTTTGATAATCCTAAACTGGTTGCTTCTCAAATTAACGAGACAAATGAACTTCTAGGAAGTAAATCAATGTTCCTAGATTTCAACATGACATCAGCCAAAGAAAATTTATCACCAGTTATTGACCTTGACAAAAAGTCAATTGTTGCATTTTCAAATCGTCTAGACAACATTGATAGTTCATCTGACGTATTCCCAACAACCACATTTGTTGGCCCGACAGAACCAGATGGGGATAGTAATGAGGTGGTTTATTGTACAAAGAGAGTTCAACTAGAAAATCCTGCCACTGCACTTAAAGTGTTGCATACTGCTGTTCGTTTCTCTGGTGCAGAGATACAACTCATGTACAAGATACTTCGTTCAGATGATGCGTCAGACTTTGATGAAATTGGTTGGAGATTTTTCAATACCTCTGGTGGGCCAGATACTACAGCAAATGAATCAACAACGGATGATGATTTTATTGAGTACGAATACACAGAGGATGGTCTTGAAGAATTTATCGCATTTGCAATCAAGATTAGAATGCAAGGAATTAACTCTTCAGAACCACCAAGGATAAAGGACTTGCGAGCAATCGCATTGGCAACGTAATGACTGACTATGTAAAGGTAGAAGGACACGAACACCTTGTCAGAGACATGGGGTCTAAAGCAATCGTGAATACAAATAGATTTGCTTACATGGCCGCAGTCGAGAGGTCAAAGAATGCACAAAAAGCAAAAGATGAATTAAGGGATGCAACAAGAGAGATAAATATATTAAAGTCAGAGATGCATGAAATAAAAAGTCTCTTGTTACAATTGGTAGATAAAGATGGCAGATAGAAATACACCAGCAAGCGCCACGTTTGAAGAGTGGAGAGTAGAATTTAATGAACTCGCAACTGATGTGGGTGACATTAATAATCTACCGTCTACTATCAACGGACAGAATGTAACGGATGTAATTGAAGCAATTACACAAGTTAATGCTGGTCTGTCAAATGTACTTTTCCCAAACGTAATTGACTTTGATGATTCACCCAATGCAAATAATGAACGAATTAAAATGGGTAATAGTGATGATTTACAGTTATATCATGACTCTAATAATAGTATAATAGAACATAGTGGTACTGGTAATTTACAGTTGAAAAACAATGGGCAAACTTTTTCATTCCCAGCAAGTGGTGGGAATCTTTCCACAGAGGGATTTAGTATTGCCGTTGCCGTTGCACTAGGTTAAAGGAAGGAAAACATGGCAAATAATTTTGTAAACAGTTTTGCAAGTATCGTAACTGCTGGTGAATTTTATCAGTCAAATGCGTCCGATGCTTCTACTGGGCCACAAACAGTTTATACTGCAAACAATGGTTCAAGTGGAGTAAACTCAATTCTTGTTGAGTTGGATGCAGCTAACACTAGTTCTGCTGGTATTACGGTTTCTGCATTTATTCAAGACACAAGTGCAACACTAGGGTCAATCACAACCGTTGCATCATCCTCAGATGTTGCAACAGTGACAACTGGTTCTGCACACGGACTAAAGGTTGGACAGTATGTCAATGTGACAGGTTCAACAACTAACTTTGTAAATGGTATGTATAAGGTTGCATCTGTACCAAGTACAACAACATTTACATACGCACAAAACTCTGGTGCCGCAAACGGTAATGCCGCTGGTACAATTGTAATCTATAAAGCATATCACATAGTGAAAGACGCTCCTGTTCCTTCTGGCTCTACACTAAAGATTGTTGCTGGACAGAAAATTGTTCTTAACTCAAACGATAAAGTAATCGCATACGCAAGTGCGGCAACTTGTGATTTAATCGCTGGAATTCTACAGGAAGTAACATAATATGTCTTATATTGGTGTACAGTCAACTAACAGATTAAGTCCATCTTTTGTTAAAGAGGATTTTACAGGTAATGGTTCTGCCACACAGTTCACTCTAACAAACGAGGTGCCTGGCGGTAACGAGGACAATGTTATGGTCGTGTTATCAAACATTGTTCAAGAACCTACATCTGCATACACCATTATTGATGACAGTGATAACCTTCCTAAAATTTTAAAGTTTGATTCAGCGCCAGGCAATGGTGAAAAGATTTATGTGGTACATCACGGTATCGGAACATATACCAGAAAACCAGCGCCAGGCTCAGTCGGTATCAACGAACTAGAAGCAAACATGAAGACGTTTCCTACTGATACATTTACAGGGAACGGTTCTACAACTGCATACACTTTAAGTGAGACACCAACTAGTGCATCTAGTGTCATGGTCTTTGTTGATGGTATTCTTCAGAAGTCATCTACAAACTATGGTATCTCTGGTGCAACTCTAACATTTACATCTGCTCCTGCTGCCAGTGCAGAGATTGAAGTGAAACATCTTGGATTTCGTGGAGTTCAAAGAAGAAGCACAGGTTTTGTTCTAGATACTTTTACAGGTAATGGGTCTGCAACCGCATTTACTCTTTCTAACGCAGTGGCTGTCAATGACGCATTCGTATTTTACAATGGTGTCTGTATGCAACCAACAACGGACTACGGAATTAGTGGTGTCACTTTGACATTTACTTTCACTCCTGTAAATAGTTCAAATATAATGGTGAGGTATCAAGTCTAATGGCAACTAACGCAAAAAATCTCGCAGAACTTTTAAACACAGATTCTACCGTTGCAGCTGGTGACGTTGCAGACGGTTCTATTACAACTGCAAAACTTGCCGCAGACGCAGTGACGGCCGCAAAACTTGCTGACAATGCTGTTGTAACTGCAAATGTCGCTGATGGTGCGATTACTCATGCAAAAACAACTTCTGTTGGTGGATTAGTAAAATTATCGACTGTGGAAGTTGCAGCAGGAAGTGCTGCTGATTATCCATTTAATTTTACTAGTATATTTTCATCAACTTATCATAACTATTTCTTTACATTCACAGTGGCAACAAATGAACTTACCAACCAAAACCATCTTTATTGTCAGTTTGGAAATGGGGGAACATATGTAACTGCAAGTAATGCTGTTAGAGGGGGTTCGGCAAATATGCAACTGATTCAGAGCAGTACCGTATATGGTGAACAAAGGTATCATTCAACTCAAGGAATACATCAACTCAATGGAACACTCGTCAACACTGAAAATGGAATGTTTACTGGAACAGGAATAATTACAAATCCATTTGATAGTTATTATCCAGTACAGGTTCAAACAAAATGTATTATGCAATATTTTTCTAATGAAACTTATTCTTGGGGAGAAGAAGGATATTCCAGAGAAGATAATGGAGATAAAGCATCATACACTGATGTTAGATTTGGTGTTATAGCTGGTGCAAGTAACTTTACTGCTGTTGCCTCAAATGCTGCTCGTAGAAACACATACGGACACATTACAGTTTATGGGATGTTAAAATAATGAATATTACTACTGATGGAATGACATCTTATGATGTCGCAGAAACAATTTTAAATCAAACGGATTGGACTCAACTATCTGATAGTGGGTTAACTTCTGACTGTGTAACTGCATGGGCAACATACAGAGCTGCAATTAGAGTTATTCGCAGAAGAGATGATGCATTGAATTCAAAACCAGTGGATGAAACTTGGCCTGAAGTTCCATCTATGAAATGGACATAAATAATATTATAGGAAAAGTAAATGAGTTATATTGGAATAGAACCATCATACGGAGCATTTGAGAAGCAGTTACTAACTGGTGACGGCACGACTTCGACTTTTACTCTTGATTACCCTGTTGGTCAACCAGGCCAGTTGTTGGTATCGCTTGACGGTATCGTTCAAGAACCAGAGTATGCGTTTTCTATTTCACTCTCATCTGGTAGTCCAAAGATTAACTTTGCAGACGCACCAGCAAATGGTGCAAGAATTTTTATTGTATACTTGGGAAGACAGTTACTAGTTGCTACAACTGCAAACTCATCACCTGTCTTTGACCAGTTTAGTGGTAATGGTTCAACAACAACATTCGCATTGTCGGAAACTCCTGTTACTAATACTGCCGAAAATTTCATCGTTTTCGTTGACAATGTTTATCAGAGACTTGGTTCTGGCCTTGCGTATACCATCTCTGGTTCTAACATTGTGTTTTCAAGTGCTCCACCTTCTGGAACTAACAACATACAAGTTACACAGTTGGCAAGGGCAAACACACTAAATACTGTTGCAGATGGTTCAATCTCTTTAACTAAATTAAGTTTTGACCCAGCAGATGATGCAACTGCACTAGCAATCGCTTTAGGATAGGAATATGGCAAACACATTTAAAAACGCTTCAGTCGCAAATGTCGCTAACGGTTCGTATTCTACATTGTACACAACTCCTGCCGCAACAACCACAGTTGTATTGGGTCTGTCTCTTGCAAACAAGACAACGAATGCAGTGACAGTACAGTGTCAGTTTACAGACAGTTCAGACTCAAACGCAACCAGACAACTTTTGGAAAATGTCTCCATCCCAGCAAACACCACACTTGAGGTGTTCGCTGGTCAGAAATATATTTTGGAAACAGGAGACATCCTCAAAGTTAAGGCTGGAACAGGGTCAGCGATTGATGCTGTTCTGGGTGTAATGCAAATCACATAGGAGATAATTGATGCCCTTTTTAGGTAAACAACCCACCGCTGGTTTCGCATCAATCGTCAAAGATGATTTAACACCCAACGGTTCTACAACTGCATTTACGTTATCAAAACAAGTTGCAAACGCAAATGATGTTGCGGTGTTCTTGGGTAACGTAAGACAAGAACCTACTGATGCCTATACGGTTTCTGGTACAACACTTACCATGTCAGAAGCGCCTGCAAGTGGATTGAACTTCTACGTTCTTCACATTGCTGGTACAATTGAAAGTTCTGTTGTACCTGCTAATAATACTATCTCTACTGGAAAACTTCAGAATAATTCTGTCACAGAAGCAAAACTTGCAGACATTAACTTTGCTGGTAATACTTTAGTAGATACCTCAAACTCTGGTAACATAACTCTAGACTTCGCAACAAATCAAAATTTTGTTCTTACCTTAACAGGAAATATTACTCTTGTCAACCCTTCAACTGAATCGGTAGGCCAAACAGGAGTAATTGTATTCATTCAAGACGGCACTGGTTCTAGAACAGTATCACTTGGTACTGATTATGAAACCGCAGGCGCTGCTGGTATCACACTATCAACCGCTGCATCAACCACAGATGTTGTTCCTTACATTGTCGCTGCATCTGGAAGGATACTACTAGGCACACCACAACTTGCATTCGCATAGGAGAGAAACAGAATGTCTTTAAACGGTTCTCCCAAATGGATGTATAACGCTGGTGCTGATTTTTACCCATACAAAATTAATCAGTCATTAAGACACAATGAACCAGACCAAGTGTCTGTTGACAAGAATGATTGGAGTTCAGATGCGTCTGGAACTACTTGGTCTTTTAGTGCTTGGGTTAAAAGGGGCGACTTAACACGCAGACAATACATTTTTATGTGGAGTGATAGTCGAAATGTCCAAGAAGATATTAGATTTCATGAAGACGATAAACTTAGATGGTACTGTCACAACGCATCTGGTGAAGCCGCAGATAGTGATTTGAAAACTGCAAGAGTTTTCAGAGATAACAGTGCATGGTATCATATTTTGTGTGTCAAAGATACCACACAAAGCACCGCCTCAAATAGAAACAAAATTTACATCAATGGGGAACAGGTAACTGAATTTACAACAGCAGATTATAGTTCACAAAACTATGCAAGTTATGTGGGTCTAAATCATAGGGCAGCTGTAGGTGCGCCATCTACAACTGGTAGTACGAGTTATCATTATGATGGATATATTGCAGAAGTTCAATTTATTAATGGCACAGCATTAGGCCCAGAATATTTTGGCGAGACTAAAGAGGGTATTTGGATTCCAAAAGAATCTTATAGTGGTAGTTACGGAACAAATGGTTTCTATCTAAAATATGTTGCTGGTGCAGAGGGAACAGATAGTAGTGGTAACGGAAATAATTTTACACTTGTAACTGGTAATTCTAGTAGAGGTAGAGCTGTACAGGATAGTCCGACAAACAACTTCTGTGTGATGCCATATTCAAATAATCCAACTATTCTTGCCAAAGAACACCAAGGTATGAGACTCAATACGTCACGAACAGGATATTGGGATGGTGCGTATGGAAGTTTTTCAGTTAAGAGTGGTAAGTGGTACTATGAAGTACAGATGAATGTAGGTAGTGGTGACAACTTCAGAAGTGTACCAGGCTGGAAACAAGCACCAGAAGAAGAATTAATAGTTTTCAACCGACTAGGTACAACTAGTGACCCACTTGGTACATCTTCAAATGGTTTTGGAAATAAAGGACACTACGCATATCTACCTTGGGCTACACAATTTGTTGGAAACGGTGGTTACACTGGTACAAAAGCAGCTGCAAGTAACGGTGACATACTTAATGTTGCAGTGGACTTTGACAATAACAAAATATACTTTGGGTTAAACGGAACGTATGCTGCAAATGATGGTGGCACTGATGGTGACCCAGCGAATGGTACAAATGAAAGTTTAAGTGGTCTTTTAGATAACGGTAAATTTTATTCTCCATCTGTCCTACTTCGTAGTGATGGTACATCTGGGTCAAACAGTGTAAGATTTAACTTTGGTTCAGATAGAAGTTTCGGTGCAAACTTATCTCTTGGAACAGCGTATGCTGATGAGAATGGTTTTGGAGAATTTCGTTATTCTGTACCGTCTGGCTTCTTAGCGCTTTGTTCTGAGAACTTACCAGCCCCAGCAGTAGACCCTGCTGATGGAGAGAATCCAACAGACTTTTTCAACACAGTATTATATACTGGCGATGGCAATAGTGGACGTAGTATAACGGGCGTAGGTTTTCAGCCTGATTGGGTTTGGGTTAAAAACAGAGACAATGCGGATAATCAGTATTTGTATGATTCAATTCGTGGAGCAACGAAAACCATTCACTCAGACACAGCAGCTGCTGAGTTTGACAGTCCTAATGCTCTTACATCTTTTGATTCTGATGGATTTACTACTGGAAGTGATGGTGGACTTAATAGAAGTGCTAGTCCTGTGCAAAGGTATGTGGCATGGAACTGGAAAGCTGGTGGTTCTGCTGTCACTAATAATGACGGCGATATCGCATCATCTGTATCTGCAAATACTGACGCTGGTTTCAGCATAGTCACTTATACTGGTTCAAGTTCTGGTGAAACGGTTGGTCATGGTCTTAATTCTGCTCCAGAAATGATTTGGGTAAAAGGTAGAAGTGTTGGACATAACTGGGCAGTTTATCATCAAAGCGCACAAGAATTAACAGCTAATGATTTTTTTGAATTAAATACTACTGCTGCTGGTCAAACAGGAAGTAATCCAAGATTTCTTAATGGTACAACAAACACATCTGTACCGACCAGTACCATTTTTAACGTGAATAATTATTCTGGTTCAAGTACAAATGATAATGGTACTACTTACGTTGCGTATTGTTTTCATTCGGTTAATGGATATAGTAAAGTTGGAAGGTATTATGGCAACCAAAACGCTGACGGCCCTATAGTTAATTGCGGTTTTAGGCCCGCATGGATACTTTTTAAAAATATTGATACGGCTGAAATATGGGTTATATATGATAACAAACGTGATGTAGGTAATCTGGTTGAACTTCCTCTTTATGCAAATTTGGCAAACACTGAAAGTGCTGCATCAACTCGTGGCGTGGATTTTTTAAGCACAGGATTTAAGGTTCGTGGTGCAGATACAAGCGTGAACAAGACCAGCAATCATCATATTTACTTGGCATTTGCTGACCAACCCTTTAAATATGCAAACGGTAAGTGATGAAAAGTTTTATAAATAATAGAAAGTATCGGAGAAGATAATGCCTTGGAAATATGACGGAAAAACAATCGTAGAGGGTAGAAGTTGGACATCTTCTGAAGGTATTGTGCATCCTAAAAATTGGAGCAGTGCATGGTCTTCTGATGACAAGAAATCATTTGGATTGACTTGGGAAGAACCCACTGTAGAAAAAGATTTTGATAGTAGATTCTATCGTAGTGCTGATAATCCAAAAAGTCTAACAGATGTTAATGAAGTTGACGATGATGGCAAACCCATTTTGGATGTGGATGGTAATCAAATTGTAACTCTTGGTTTGATAAACACTTGGTTAAAAATTATCAGAGAAACAGCACATGAAAAACTATCGCATACCGATTGGTATGTAGTTAGAGTTGCAGAAAGTCAAGGCACAATTCCTACATCAGTAAAAGAATACAGACAGGCGGTTAGAGCATCTAGTAACAAGATTGAAAGTCTAATCAGCGGAGTCAAAACTGTAGATGAACTTATCGCATTGTTTGATGTTCCTATGAAAGACGGTAAACCATCTGGCAATGCACCAATCGCTGATTGGCCTGAGGAGATTTAGATGCCATTAAGTAAAATACAATTATCTTCATC